CCACCTGCCGCAAAAAACTGCTCAACACCGGGGGTCCCGCACGTGAGCATCTTCCATTCGGGCGCACCGTCGCCGGGACATTCCGCGGTGGTGATGCCCGGGCCCGCCATGGCCTTCCATTTTCCTCGAGACCTGATCATTGTTGCTAATGAACTTGGCCCAGACTCTTCAACTTCACCATCAATCTCAACCGCAATCCTCTGGAGGAGAAAAGGTGCATCGATATAGTCGGATATATTGATCCCTTGATCGTCTGTTGCAACGTACTGATCAGTGTGTGGGAAACCGTACGTTGAAGTCGGTCTTCCCCTAAGGGGCAACTCGCCCAATGCAATTTCGAACTCATCTTCAAGGATTGAAAAACCAGACGTACCTGAAAATCCTATTGAGCATGAATTAACAAGGAACGAACGGACATCTTCTGCCCAATTCGTCATACCGGCGAATTTACCATCCGAGTCAATCAGCGTCATCGCGGGGTCACCGCCGGCCTTCCAACTCTGTACCGGGCTCTCGCCCGTAAAGGATACGTGGGGGTTCGATTTGCCGGCATCCATATTTGAGCCAGATATACCCGGCATAAAGCCAATTCGATCCCATCTAGCATTCGTGAAATTATAATATGCCATCGATGCGATACGACCCTGGGTTTCATCAACGCCCATCTTGCAGTCTGCTGTCGTGGGGATTGGGATCTCAATCGCGACGACATCACCAAGCTTCTGGTCAAATTCAGGCCAGTCCGATACCCGCTTATTGATAACGAGGGCATCTCCCCCTTGGTTGTCATCAAAGGGTTTTATGCGGCCGCCCAAGGCCGTGTAATAATTCGAACCAACATTTTCATGCGTGACTGTATTGAGAAGCTCTGTTTCCAGACTCATCGCTCCCGGGACAATCGCACCGGTGGTGACCAATCGATTCTCGTAAGGAGTACGAGTAAAGTCTCTATATCCGAACGTTGGAGACGTAGAGATAGGTTCACCAGCTACTTGCTGGGGATTACCCCGGATGCCGGGGCGGACGCCATCGTACTTAAAATATGGACTATACGAACCGTTGTACCAAAATCCGCCGGATCCAGAATATAAATCGGCTGGTATCATCTCTGGATATAGCATCATCCGTGGATTGTCGGGCTGGCTTGAGCCGCTTACCCACTTTCCGAATGTCGGCTCCTTTGTGGAGTCAAATGCTGCAACATTCTTATTCGTTAATCTCTCGCCGGTGTTACGTCGATTCGATGGGTACGACGTCATCGAATCAAAGAACTGTTGAACTTTCTTTACTGGACGGCTATTAATTCCAGAACTAAACTGATTTACTTTTAAGTGAGACTGGGCGATTAGTCCCATCGTCTCCTCTTCCAATTTTCCGCGAAAAACGGCGAACTCAGCAAGATGAACTCCTGAAACAAAGTCCGCTATACTAAATGCGGTATTCACCCCGCCCGCTAATTCGCCGTAACCGACGTATAGCGTTGGGTTATCTAAACTTTTTAATGTACCTGGATTACCTGAGCCATACGAGATGCCCGCATTCGGCACCCCCGGCGGGCACCCGAGGCAGACCCTGGTAGCTGGATCACCGACCTTGTAATAGCGAGCTGTCATAGACCGGTTGGGCGACGTGGCATTCTGGATCGTAAACATCACAGTGTGCCACACACCGAGCTCAACATTCGTTAACGATACCACCATCGTCCCACTATCACCAACTAGATTTGCTCTTATTGTTTGGGCTGACGGTACAGTAATGTTAAATGCTGCTACTCCTGACACAGGGTCGCCGATGGTGAAGACAGCTTTGTTTTGTGTGACTGCAGGCTCGCCGGTGGTGCGAGACGAATCAAGCATCATCCTAACCATGAATGTAAGATCACCGTTTGTATTTGGATCCAGATTAGTCACGTTTTCTTTAGCAATAAAGATACTCGTACCCAGATATGCCGATCCCAAAGATAGAACACGATCAGTATACCGCGACTCGGACTTGATAGCAGAGCCAGCAAGATTCATATCCGTAAAAGCGCGACCTGCAAAGACATCACCAGAGACTCCGACTATCTGGGTTGCAGTCTCGTCAAAACGTCCACCTTCATTGCTAATACCCTTCACTGCTGTATACGGGTTCTCAGAATCTGCTAAATCGTTTATGTACCTTGATATTGTTCCAGGTAAGAATTTGTTAAACCGAACGTAGGATAAAGTCTCAACGTATTTTACACCCTTACCCGAAGTTGTGGGAACCCCATCTATAAGGTCATGTATGAATATTTTATTATCTTTCATTACCAGTCACCATACACAATTGAACCAGCTTTCTTCCCAAAGTAAAATCCATGGTTTGATCGCTCGTTAAGCGGGTCTATAGATTCGTTCATGGATGAACTCATCACTCGTAAGCGAGCTGTCATATCTTCTTCTACAATAACCCAATTTTGGTCTGCGGAGTCTGGTCCGTATGTCGCCATATTGTATAAAGCTGTAACATCATTCTGGTTCAAGGCCCTGCTCCATATTGCTACATCTGATATTTTTCCGTTAAAATAATCACGTCCACCGAATGAGGGAGAACCTCCGATATGAATATAATTTGCAGAAAAATCTGTTGGAGCATCACCAACCTGATCGTAACCGGTTTCGCCTGATTTGCATGAAACACCGTCAACATAAATGCTAAACTGTTCCGGGGCGTCGCCGGAGGGGTTAAACGTTCCTGCATAGGCGACAACGACATGATGCCAGTTCCCAGCCGTAATCAAACCAGCCGTTGAAGTGGCACCATTTCTAACCCAGCTACCGCCTCCGTATCTAAAAGCGCTGACTGAACCAACATACTCGTCGGCGTTGTTGGTAGTTCTGTTGATCGAAACCCCTGCGGAATTTGCGTAATCGGCCGAGCTTGCATTGAATATAAAATGATTTGAATCTGAATCGAAGTTATCGACCATAATCCAGACTGAAAGTGACCATGGTTTCAAGTCGTTACCTGCGTATGATCCACCAATCAAGTCATTCCAAGTATCATTTCCAGATCCCCCATCCACTTTCATTATATCATCAACACCGTCGAAGTCTGCGCATGCGGGAGCTATGTACGCGTTGGGCGTGCCCGGGTAGGTGTTGGTGACGTACCCAGGTCGCTCACTCGCGGAGTCAAACGTTCCCTCAAAATCTGTAACAGGGTCATATGCATTATTCGGCATATTTCCCGTACTGCTTACATCTGCCTTCATTCGTAGCCAGGTCACAAGAGTGTCTTTACGTACGTACAAAAACGGCGGAGTGGTATCCGTAGACCAATTTTCTGTAAGATTATAAACCCCTACCTGACCGGCGGCTATATCACGAAAACCTTGAGGATTATGCTCGCTTAATTTAGAATAGACCACGTCGAAGTAGGTTCTATCAATAAAGGGAGCCTCCACCTCATCATAAAGACCCTGATATGACTGCAGCGGTTGCACTGAAGTAGGATCAGTCCAAGCGCTAGCCGATAGCGTTGGTTGAGCAAGCCTTGCTGCAACTGGAACCGATCCAGTTGTCCAGGCTTCACCCCCGGGTGGTGGTGGTGGAGACCTCACCTGATCCGGTCCATCAAAAAATGGTTGAGGTGGATTCGCGGTCAAACGCCTGACATCACGGATTTTGCGGCCGCCGCGGGCTGAATCAGCAAATGATCCCATAATCGCGCCTCGGACTTTGTGACCCGAATATTTTCCTGATAATCCAAGAATTTCTCTTCTAATATCAAGAGGCTCAATAACACCATTAAACGTCTCCTCTGGAAGCGAGCCTAAATTCCATAGATTGACAGGCCACATGATCGTGCCCGGGTCATGAAGATATGTTACGGGATCAAATCCGTTAATATCTACGAACTTATCGCCTTGTTGCGTTGTCGGTGCTTGACCGATCGTCATACGCTCTAAATCAAAACTGATTCTTACAGTCAGCGGAGCGTCCTCGCCGCCTGGCATATCAGCAGTATCATTATTCATCGAGATTGAATCATCATATGGCGTATCAGCAGCTGGCTTTGATCCCTTGTACAGCTTGGTACGATCTCCCGAGCCTATACGAGGTAATAAGCTTCCAAAATAAGACGCATCTGACTTGGCGTAAATCCCCTGATATGAATAGATAATAGACCCTGTAGGTGTAGCTGTCGATCCTTGCGTTCTGCTACCACTTAGTACTCGTTGTGTTGTGGGCATTATATCTTCCTAATTTCCGCTATCAACTGTCTTAGCAGAATAATTCCCTTTAGGTTGCGGCGAGCGCTTTCCCCAAGATAAACATCTCCTGACCCATACGCCAATTTTGCCCTCTCAAGAGCATGGCTTTCCAAAATAAAATTGAAACCCAAATAGTTTGTTTTTCTTGGGATCAAATTTTCTATCATGACGTCAAAAGAATCGTCTAACCACCTGAAAAAATCGAAAAAGTTTTTGTAATTTACTGTATCTGTAAGTCGATTGAAATAAACCTTTCTTAAGTCTGCCAATCCTGGATAGTCATCTGCGAACATTAATTCGGGGGCACCGATGATGTTGTCTAACGAATCCAGCGTCGCAAAGATCTTCATGATGTCTTCGTTGAGGGCTTGCATAACTGAAAATTCAATCGAAAACCTCGCATCATCCTTTGGTTCATGAGCGCGAGGTAATTCATATATTGGCGCGGGACGACCTCCGATATCAAAAAGATTCTTGCCCTCTGTAAATCCAGCAACTCTGACCTTATTTTCTTGCGTCACCTCATCGTAGTATGACGAGATCGCGCTAAAGTTAAAACGCTCAGGGACGATTACGCTCTTGCTTGTCTCAAATCCCTTTAGAAAACCGCCAAATTCAGATGCAGTGTTAAACAAGATAGGTGAGAGAGTACCTGGGACTTTGGTTCGGTACTTTTTAGACTGCTGTGAGAAATCAATTAGCGTCAAAATACCAGAGCCGTCTGACGCTGTAACTGATTGATCGCATGAAAGGTCTAGCCTTAACTTACTCCAGGACCCAGTTACGTCGGGTGTAAAACCAAAATTGACCAATGGATCCTCAACTCCCACAGATGTGAAATTCAGAGCATGCTCCTTAACTTCAGCGCGCGTTAGCGCTTTCGAAAAAAATCTAAAATGTCCTGCTCTGCCACCGAAGTCTGTAACTCTTGATAGACTTGCTGTGACTGCTGTTGTATTATTCAAATATTGTATAGACGAATCAGACCCCAAAGATTGTGTTCCAATTACTAGAAACGGTCCGTATTTGTTTTCCTCTGTTACTTTTTGGAAGATATTATTACCGGGTGCTGCTGATTCTGCAAAGAATGACGAAGTTGTATAAAACTCCATCAAGTTCCCGTTGTCCTGTCTAGCGACATTCAAAAAGTAACTTGAAGAAATATAGGCGCCCGCTTCATCGTCTCGTTTTCTACCTACAGAGATATACCACTTATCACCCGTAAATACGTTCACACCAGTTAGTGGGAGTTCTAATATAGGGTCAGTGCTCGCAAATCCAGGTCTGGCAAAAAGCGTCACTTTATTGATCGCTGGATCAGCGATTACGTTCAAAAACATCGGCTGCTCTGCTGCTGCTGCACCGGTCCTTTCTGCTGCGCCTGTAGAATGTAGCCGCATTAAACTTTGCGGGTTTCGGAAGTCACGAGTAACAGGGAATCGGTAGCGTCCCTCTAGCGTCCAACTACCCGACGTTAATAAACCATCATTCACATTATTAGAAATTCCGAAAGGAGTGAATATTGTTTTATCTACAAACGTCCCCCCTATGGGCGGCCAACCTGTCTCAACGCGAGATGATGTAAGATAAGTTGATATAAGCGTTGGCCGGTTTGAATAATGACCTTGAGGATCTTTTGTGCCGATCAATCCAGCAAAGCTACCTGAAAAATCTACCAATGAAGAAATTTCAGTTATTTTCTGACGTGAGGAACCAAGTCGAAATGCTGGAGATCCGCCATATTCGATAAATCGAAACATTCTATCTGGATCAATTCCAGACGCACGGAACAATGTTTTGATAGCATGAACTGTTCCCTTTGAGCTGAACATTTCTCGTAAGTTAATCAAAACGCGGCGCCACATTTCATTCTGAACTACTAGCAGATTTCCGACAGGATTGTCACCCGCAACTCCCTCTCCTGAGAATAATTGGTTGTGTGTAGCATTTCTGTACATATTCGGGAGCTTGAACCCATAATAGTTCGCTAAAAATGGCAAAAAGGCATCGGCAACCGACTCGTGCTTGTCATAATCTATATGAACCAAGTCACTTACATGATCGAGCATCTGTTTTAGCTCATCGAATTCTCTAGCCCACATAAAGAGTAGAGACGAAATTATCTGAGGCTGTCCCATTCTCGCACCGCCAGGGCCAGAGGAGGACTCGGGAACAGTAGTTATACCATCTAGTAAAGTCCCGTTTGCGTCACCACCGACTGTCCAGTCAGATTGAGCAGCCATCTCAAAATAATGCTGGGGTACTAGCTTGGTTATCATATTCGGATTATTAGCATCATACAGGCTAGCGCTAGCGAGGAGACCCTCGTTTAGAGTGATAACATCCGGATATGCTGGAAAAAGGACGGGATGTGGAATTGCAGATTGAAACGTTATTAACGAATCATACTGCTTATCTGATCTGATGACTGTTGAATAATTGGTTATCTTAGAGTGTAGGCTGTTTCCGCTGTGATCTAGAACAACGCTGTTATTTGTATATGATCCTGTGGGCTCATTAAATCGCATATTCAGCAATAGACTACTGTCTCCAGCAAAGAATATTCTCTTACAAAAATAATCGAGTTGCTTTTTTGTTCGAGTCTTATTGAATATTCTTAGCTTGTTTATAGAACCGCTAAGCGTGTTCGCAGGTGTAAATATCCACTTCTTACCAATCGTTATCTCAGAGCCTGAACCGATTAGGAAGGGATGGCCATCAGTATTAATTCCCCTAAAATTGAATCTTCTTGATTGAGCTACAGCGGTGCTGCCGCTGAGAATTCGTAATCTTCTTGATGAAGGGCGGCGGTTGTAGTCAAATGATAATCGCTCGAACTTTCCCTTCTCCATATAATAACGAGTTGATAGCATATTAGACCCGCTTAACATACAGAAGATCACGGGGGCGTTGACTGTCGACGATGACGCCTCTATAAACGCAGCATAGCCAACGTTACTTCCCGAAAAATGACTAAAGATGAATTGGTTATTATTAGCTTTCGCCTCTAGGGCGAGATCCAATTCAATGAATACGCTGTTTGAGCCCGGATTAAGGATCGTCATTCCTGATTTATTTTTTGAAAGAGCAGGGAAGAGAATACCCGCTTTGTCGACGACCTTTATATACTGATTACTTCCGTCCAGGCTTAAATAACCAGTATACTGAGGGTATCGATTCAGGACATATTTCTCCCAACCCGTTAGCTCATCAAGCCACGTGTCTAATTCTGCCCTTGTGCCGTCAAAGGGATAACGATTCAGAATTTTTTCAAAAACGATATTAACGTTTGCTTCTGCGGAACAGAAAAATGTGTGCTCTTCCCAGGCATCAAAATTCAACGGAAGTTGTTGCGTGGATTTTAGCGGTGAACCAGGCGGATCAAAACGAAATGATCCTGTTACACTCATGGGCTCATCTGATCCCGACAGTGCTGCCTGAGTTTGACGCTTTAGGACACCAGAAGAATTAGTAAATCGCCTAACAACGTTAGGTGTAAATAACCTTTGTCCTTCAAAAACCCTTTTCTTCGAAGACATTATGAAGTAACCCGGAAATCAATTTCTGGGATTTTCAGTAAGCGCTCCATTCCTCGATCCACAATAAGCAGATCAACGGTTAGTTGTCTATTCTTTGGTAACCCAGATGTTCTAAATTGTATAAACATACCGTCGCCGTCCGTCGACACTCTGGTACTTTGTCTTGTCTTATCAAACGGAACAATAATCGTGCCGGTCTGTCTGTCTTTTATTCTATAATACGCTTCGTCAAGGATGATCGTCTGTAGCTTTCTGGGAAGCTTGTATGCTTTCGTATCAGCGGCCGCCTCAATATCTTCAATAAAGAATCTTATAGTTGCCTGCACGTCTTTGTCATATTCAGAATGAGCGCCAACAGGAGTTATTAGAAGCTTTCTATTCGCGAATCCCCCAACGGCACGTTCTGTTTTCTTTACCGTAATCGAACCAGTGTAATATCCAACAGTCTTGTCTATAGAAGACCAGATTTCTTGGAGCTCTAGTTCATCGTTGTGTTTTAACGTTTGAAAAAATGTAGAATCAAATCTATTGAGATTGAATGTTCCGGAATATACACCTACCATCCCCGCATTATTAGACGAGCCAGTGTGCTGGGATGCTGTCACGAAAATATTCTTCTCCCTTGCTACATCTCCAGATGAAGATACAAAGCGAAGTAGAACACAATTCTGACCTGTTAGTTGTGTTAATGATGAACCGCTTACAAGGTTCTGCGGACGACCGGAAGTTAGATTCTTTAAGAATAAACTAGACGAAACGTTGAATAAAAGACCCCTGTGTTTGTCTTGTATACTATCATCCCAGGTGATGATCATCCGTGGAGTAATCAATGGGTTTCTTGCATGTCTTGAAGCAAAGCGTTTCGCAAATCTCGTTTTTCTATCAGTCTCAGATGATCCACTGAAAGAAATTCTCCACCCATGATTTTGAATTACTCCAGCTATCGACGCTGACACTACTTTTGTAACATCAAGTGAAAGTTTTCCGGGGCCCTCATCGAAATATTGCGTTGACCCGAAGTCAAGAACCTGACTACCGACGGTACCGCTTATCATATAATCGATCCCAGTGTCTCCCAATATTCCTCTCGCTCCCGACCCCGAAGTGTTCCAAAGCAACGAAGAATCTCCATCGTATGATGCGGTCAGAAAATTTGCTGCATCTACATCACTAAAATTAGAAACGTTTCTACCGGAGCCTTCTTCGAATGATCTAGAAAGTGGATATCCGACTACATAAAAATTCTTCGGTACAGGTGCACCAACAACAACTTCAAATAGCTCAAGCTTGGCATTAAACGACGGGTGATTCAAGTCAAGCGATGAAGACGTAAGCTTCGATAACGGGGAATAATCAAATTTTACTAAGAGCCTTGATAGCTCGTCAACTGATGATGTAATTCGAGTAGACGCAGAAATATAGCTAGATTCATCCCAAAGCTTAAATAAGTCTAACGTTCCCGCTCGTCCAACGTTACCATCAGTCGCCTTGAACTTGCTATCTATTACCTTATTTGTGATATACGTATCAGCGCTTGCAGTCAGAATATAAAACATAAACTTATCTCACCGTCACTACAATATCCTTGTTGGGATATTTCATTTCAAATATGCTACCTGGCGGTCCGACGACCATTTGCTGGAATGTGTTTCCTTCAACGCTAAATGACACGTCGCTGTATTCTCTTTCTTCTACAAGCCCTGTCAGATTAACGAGCTTAACCTCGACCATCGATATAACTCCCTCGCTGTTAAGAACGGCATTTATAATGTCAGCATATGCAACGGGCATATCAATCTGCATATTTTCTGTGCGTAATATTCCTGTGAGATTCGTTATAATGGTTTGTGCGACTTGGGATTTATTCGAGTCTGGATGTGCCACAACATCAACATTAACAGCGAAATTAATAATTCTAGCATCTAAAATATCATAGGCATCGCTTACTGCTCTAAACTCGTTTAGATAAATTCTAAGATTCTTTTTAAGCGTGTCAGAAGACATCGCAAGTTTCTTCCTCTTATTTCTAGAGATGATGAATATTTGAGATGCTAGAGAATTAATCGGATTGGGCCGGAGACCTACACGGTAGACACGCCCAAACTCATTCGGTAATGTATAGACTCTTGCAATGAGATCTTCTTTAGTTATAATACGCGATTGTGCTGCCCTGCTTGAAGGAATCAGGGATCTTAATTCATTAATTGTTGGGGCACGATCACCATCAAGCGCTGGAAGTGGGTTTGAGCAGTCTACGGATCCACGAACTTGACCAGCTTCTGAAGCGGATGCGGTTGACGCGAAGGTTAGAAACAACGTGGTGACTGTTCTTATCGTTTCACTTCCCACATTATGTTTTAGACCGCCACCAGCCCTATACGTTATAGTGAGTGTTGTATTTCTTGGAGAAATGCCCAAAGTCTGGGTATGCAACATCGAATTTGGGTCTATAGTAAACCTTGCGAATGTATTTTTACCGTATAGGGGAAGAGCTAGCTCAGAAGGATCAGGGATGATATCGTTATCTAAGGTCTTCGCATTTCCAGAACCAAATCGTATAGTTGTTAATTTTGTGTTGTAATCATACGCCTTGATGTATCGATAAGGAGCGGGAATTACTTCAAGATTATAACCCACAGAGTCGCTGTCTTCCGATAAATTAATAATCTTTCTGAAAACAGTATCTTGAGATAATGATTCAACCTCGTAGTATATGTTCCCATCGCTATCTTTAACATCAACAATACCAGTGACATTTTCGTCTGGTAGCGTGAGCGTCCTAAATGGTTTGTGAACATTTGGGATGGATGTCTTCCATTCTTTACGGAACCCAGAAAGACAAAGACCGGATCTCATAACGACGTAAGAAGTTGGCGTTCCGTCCTCAGACGTCTCCACGACCACTGATTCATAAAGATAGCTACCCTCAGAATCTTGCTCTGCAAAATCCAGATCTACCAGGAGGTTAAACGGCACCCCGTCATTAGAGGTAAAAGTAGACAGCGCACCGACCTTAGGCAGCAGCGCAGCCTTAGGAGCAGTATTACCTGTAATCGTTTCAGCAGGAATTTCGAAGTATATTTTTAGCATCACAACTGATGGTGATGCACCATGAACTTTTACACCCGCATTCCGTAAGTGCTTTTGAATGTTTTTAGTCTCAATCGCTGTAGACCAATTAAGTTCATTAAATTGGTGATCTAGATAAAATGACATCGAATCACCAACAAACGCAGCCATATCTAAAAGCAATCCACCCAAACTTACATCTGAGAAATCTTGAATTTTATCTGAAAAATATAGTTTGGCATGTGCGTATAGCGCATTACGAAAAGACGAGAAGTCTTTTGCCAAGTAATTCCGTCTTACTTCATTTTTCAAATTTCTTTTTGCATTTATTGCCATTTTTATCCCGCGCTATAAATTAATATTTCCATCCCACGCTCTTTCGTCTTAAGCTTGGGTACCTTATATGATAGCTTGACACCGACCTTGGCCACCTGTTTATTATCAAAATGCTCTATCACTGGCTCAAATGTAAGTAGTGTAACATAGGGCATCCAGCGATTACACGCCATCGTTATTCTGCTCATTGCCTCTGATGCACCTGCGTCTGTCTGCATTTCGAATGCTAGCTCCATTAAATTCGCGCCCAATAAAGGTTGCCCTAACCGCTCCCCATGATTGGTCAATATTAAATTAATCAGGTTATCATGAATCTGATCAGCGAAAGTTGTGTGCATTTGAATAAATTCTGAACCGGAGTCCGATAAGGCAACCGGTGTTTTTATCCCAACAGGAGGCGCCCTAGTTGATCTAGAATCAAGTTCACGTTGTAACTCATACGTCGTTCCTACAGACTTAAAACTATAAACCCTGTTATTCGCTCTTCTAGATACAGCCATGATCTACCACCCATACTAAATATTCGCTTAGAGAAATAGTGATGGGATAAGTCACCCCCTAAACAAATCAACAAAAGTTACATTAACATTCCCGTACCGGAACCCATCCCTGCTCCAGTAACTGGACCAGCAACTGTAGCACCAATTGCAACTCCAGCAAGCACCGTCACCACTTGCGTTGTGACCATTGCTTGGGTAGTGTAATTATGGATAGCGGCTGCCAGCTCTTTTGCAAGAGTCTGGTTTATCTCGGTTGGGCTTGTTCCGTCTTCAGCTCCTGCATCGATCGAGCCTCCCGCATTTTCAAGGGCTGCAAATATTTCTAATTCTAGTAATGGTTTTGCTGCTGATAATGGCATTATTTCCTCCTATTCACCAAATATTCTTTCAGATTTTAGATTTTCAATTTCTCCCATTCGAGAGCTCATATCTGCTTTTAGGGTCGCGACGGCGTTATTTAATTGCGGAGACGGAGCACCGTATCCGGGTGTAACATGAGTAAGAACCGTATCACAAAAAGATTGGATATTACTCATTGTCGCGTTAAGCAAATCTTCAAGCTGCTGATATTTGACATACGGCTGTGAACTTCCGTCTCCCGGACCAGAATTATCTTCTCCAAGGCCGCCATCATCCGGGTGGCGTCCAAGAAAAATCTTTGAGCCGCTAATCTGGATGGTACCATCTGATAGCATGTACAAGCACGCGAGGTCTTCATCTGGAAGACCTTCTTTTATAATCCTAATAGAGCCGTTAATTTCGGGAGCTTCATCCACTGGAACATCTGCATCATGACTTCTGGCTATCAGGCGAATCTCATCTGCCTTTGCGACGACAGAGGATGGATAGTCCTTAGTGATTAACGTCATATCACCATCCTCCGGACCAATAAGCGTAGGAATAGTCGATCCCGGCGTTGCAATATTAAAATTTACGTCTACATCGCTACCGTGCGCTACCAGGATACGAGCTGCATCGTATGCGAAGTCTGGATCACCCTCTGCAGGAGCGTCTAGACGATTTAACTCGGCCGATTCATTTCCTTGGGGATTTTTATTAACCTCTATCCATGGTTCTCGTCCGGGACCCAGGTGCTCTGGAATCGGAGTGTTAAGGATACATCGAGGTGCGGTCAGCATCGGAGGACTCTCTTCCGTTCTCCCACGGTAGCGCCAGTCATACCTACCACGACCTGCAACAATATCGATCGAACCCCAAACGTATTCTTTTCGCTCCTCTAAAACATCTTCATCTTGAGTAGCATTCGAAAATTCCGGGTCCCACGGTAGCTCAAGTTCATCTTCACGCTTCATCCAGCCCCAACCACGATCCTGACCTAGAGCTATCAACGTATTGTGAGATCCCTGTATAACAAAATCACCAGGCTTCTTGGTAAATCGCGGAACATGTTGACGCTTGAATTGGTCGTAAGCAATAGAAACATTCACAAGATCTTCATATGCTAATTCCTCTTTGAGTGTAAATTGGTCTGGCTTTCCGGGACCGTTTGGAAAACCAAAAATACGATCGTCCATTCCATCGCCGTCTTTATCAAAATTTTCTTGCGGACTGCTCGCTTCTCCTGTGCTGGTAGAAGTCGATGATTCACCCGTATCAGATGTTCCTGAATCTTGCGCGGCATCGGCCTTTTCTTTTGTGGTCGGTTGAGCCAAACTTCCAACAAACTTACGATCGGCATGTGTGAAATTAACATCATCCACATGAGCGGGTTCAGGAATACGACACATCCAATACTGAATTTGAGCAGGATTATCGGGTGAATCCTGAACTACCCACACTTGCTCGCCAGGCTTTACTGGAAAACATAGGTGGGGAGGAAAGAAGGGATAACATAGAACGCCAACATTACCAACAGTCTCGCCCTCGGGAAGCGACTCAGCGTTTTCCTCCGCGTCTCGCCGCTCATCTTCTGTTGGAGCCTCGGTCGCTTCGGGGGTCTTCTTATCTGCGCCACCCGTTATCACCCTCGCTATAATGGAGTTTCTTGGGGCCGTGGCCAGCATATCTGGGGCGCTGACTAGTGCCTTCATCTCTTCGAAGTCTTCTTCAGAAAAAACGCTTAAATCATATAAGACTTCAACGACGACTGCCCTGTTGAATATTTGCGTTGAGCTTGCAGTTGCGTTAGTGTCAGGCGTAGTCGAAGCAGTTGGATTAGCCTGGTCTGCAATTGCGTCTCTTCCGGATCCTCGTGCCATTATTCATCCTGGATTTTAGAGAATAATTCATCTGCATTTATCGATGCATGATCACTCTCTGATTTAGATATAAGGTCAGCTAGCTTCAAAAGTTGCTCATTTGACTTGCTCATTCTTTCAAGATATTTTGTCAGTGTGGTGCCTAATGTTGCGTGTTCAGTAGTTCCTTGGCTCATCGTTGTATACGCCTCGACAAACAATATATGAGCATTCTGTCTGTCTAATGAAGCATTTTCGTAAATTTCTTTCCAAAGTAGCTTTTTCTTATTATCGGCATGTTCAATTTTTTGAAGTACTTTATCGAACTCAGCGATTTTTTTATCTAGCTGCTTAAAATCTTTTACGGTTTCTTCTATCTTCTTTGTCATGGCGTTTCCTACAGAAGGTCTACAATTCTATCGTCATGGACGATCTCTTTATAGTGCTTTCTAATCTTTGACATCGATACCGACAGCTGCTTAGATGTTAGGCCTGAAATCTCACGAACGTAAACGTATATTGCACGCTTATTTAAGAAGTCTAAATTATCAATATTTTCGAAGACAGTCCTTATTGCTTTCGCGCATAACACTTCATTCGGCTTCTTGACACGAGAATCGATTTCATTGATAACATCCATTATCCTATCGCGCAATTCTTCTTTCTCTAAAATGTCTTGGGGAGATGGCGCGACCTTACTTTCAGCTATTTTCGCTTTATCTGCTGAATTTAAGATCGATAAATCAGACATAGAAACGTGACGATGATCATTCTTCTTTGCATTTCGACATCTTATTATTAGCCAATTCTTTGCCACTACGTTAAAATATGAAAAAGCCTTTGTTCCCCTGGCCGGATCCCACTTATGAATGGTTTCGTATAAAAAAGCAACACAATCACCCTTCATTGAAGCCATTGATTCATACGGAGAATTAAACCCATACACGAATATTAAGCTTTCAGATAACTGCTCAAATGCTGGCATTATATCTTTTCTGTAGATTATTTCCTTCTCAGACATATCATCAGAATTTTGGTACGCCTCAATAGAAGCTTGCGTATCTTTGTTAAAATACATGTTCCGCTTCTTACCGGGATTTCTTCTAATTTTTCTTCTAGCCACCGCTATTCCTCCTCATCGATGATCCCGTTAGTCAAAACATTCGCTATATTCAGTATGGCATCTCGTGATCTTTTTATATCCGTATGTACAGTTTTTATTTGTGGACTGTCATCGAATAAAGGAATTTCTAAGACTTCAGATATTGATGCATACCTCTCGTCTAAAATATCCAAAGACTCTTCTACAGCGTCCTCAACTTTCAAAATGGTAATACCAAATTTGTACGCATAAAATGAGAGCACAAAAGTGCTGAGGAACAGCAAGACGCAGACAACCGTTAGACTTATTTCAAGACCCGTCAATTAATCCCCCAAGCTTCTCATCATATATAGAAAAAATCTTTGTAAGATTAAAGTTTTCAGTAACGTGAGGAGCGGCTTGGGTAGCCCATTGAGTCGGGAGGTCGGAACCCTTTCGGAATTTCTTCAGCCTAGACTTAAAATGCGATTCACGTACCTCTGCCCACTTACATCCCTCGACGAATATACTTCCATCGATCTTATCGGGATGGACGGGTACAAGGTCATAGTCCAATGACAAAAATTTCACGTCTTTCAAAAAATCCAAATGACCAGACCAATTGGTTGCAATTATAGGAAGGCCGCACACAGCGGCGTCTAAAATAGGCAGCCCCCAGCCCTCGCCGCGGGTTGGAGCGACAAGAGCCTTGACACTCTCACTCTTATATAGCGATGTAATCTCACTTTCATCCATCAATCCATGGGCCAGATAAAATCTTGGATACGGACCTTGACGGACCTGTCCTACTACTTCTCTTAATATGTTCGTTGACTCTTCTCTATCTCTTACTGTCAGTCTTCCCATGTTCGTCTTGACTATAATACCCACATCTGGATCATTAGCAAATAATTCACATAACCATTTGATATTATAGAAAGTATTCTTTCTATCAGTTTCGGGAGAAGTTCCTGTAATCTGCCCAAATATAAGGAAATTAAAGCTCGTAGGAAGATCGGCTAACCCGTCTAACAATCTTTGGGAACCCGCAGTTTCCTCAAAATTGCAAGTAAAAGCTTCTGGAATAGCAGATATTTTATCTTCGCTTACTCCCCCTCGTACAAATAGGTCCTTTGTAAATGTACTTGGTACAACAACATGATCCATTCTATTACACGCAGCTATCCACTCAGGAGAGCATGTGGTTCCCTCAACACCCGCAGTGATACCAATATTTACCCTAGCTAGATTGGGGTCCCACTCATTGGGCAGCTGTATCTGTAATGAAAGGTCAACTGACAGCTGGGGATGGAACGGTGCGGTGCATTCCATCACCTTACCGATCATACCGTTTAATTTGTCAGGATCAATGTAGAAGGGCGTTATCCCCCAAGGTAGAACATGACAGTTAATATTCCAGCCCTTTGAATGAGCCCAAGAAAAAACTTGTCTTGCATGGACGCCATAACCACTAATGGAAAGTAATGGGCCTCTCATAATGACGTTCATATCATATCTCCCTTATCTCGAATCGGTTAACTGCTCGTTGGCCAGACTCCCAATCTTGTACTAAGTTCATTAAACTATCATGCCAGAGGTCTATAGTCTTTTGCATCGCAAATTCGGCCTGCACATATTCTCTTGCTTTATTTCCAAGACTGCTACGTTCGTCATCTGACATTGAGTATAATTTGTAGAATGCATCTGCTGTTTCTTCGATGGACACATAGTCTTCATAAATGTAGGGTACCTGCTGCGATCCGACTATACTTTTTGAGCGAATATCTAAAGCAATACCGTTTTCTGATCCGTCACGATGATCGACGACCTGTCTTGTTAGACCGCCCGTCTTACCAGCTATTATTGGTTTCCCAACCTTCATGGCTTCAAGAGTCGCCAAACCAAATCCTTCTGCAAAAGCTATATTGACGCAACAATCTGACACGTTATGCAAAATATTCATTTGATCAAACTCGATACGCTCCCTTGAAAAAGTAACCCTGTCAATGACACCTAATTTTTTCGCAACCTCAACAAGATTGGGCCCTTCCATATCAAATGGATCCGTATGCATGAGAAGCATAGCGCTGTTCTTGTCTTCTAATTTATCTAAAAATAATTTCCACGCCCAGATTACGTCTGCTGGGCGCTTTCGTTTTGCATTTCTATTAACCCAAAATGCAGTAAAGCAATCGCGATTTTCAAAACCTAATATTTTTTCTTTCCACATCTTCTTTTGATTCTCTGGAAGCGGAAAAAATATCTCATCAGGCAAAGCATGCGGAATGAAGTTAGTCCGCTCAGGGAACCGCTCATTTACAATCTCATATGTCAAATATGAATGACAATTAATCAAGTCAGTAGATCCGTAATACGCATCGTTAAAATCAGGTCGAGGGAAATTATCCCACACATGCCAGTACGCTATGGGACATAGCTGATGTATCTCATCCTCCATCTCCCATAACCACGTAAAAAATCGTGGGTCGGTAAAAATAAAAAGAATATCTGGTTTTTCTGTCGCTAGTGCCAAGCGTAAAACATTCGGATCACCAAATCCGTCAATCGGCTTAATAATAAAGTCAGGGTTAATCTGGACAGCGCTATAATCATTATGCTTTAAAGCTGCGCCAAATTGACGCACAGTCCAGCAGCCTTTCTTTATTAGACCCTCAATTAAAAATCGAGATTGACATCCGACGCCTGATGTACTCAAGGCATGGTCGGATAACATCAATATTTTATACTTCTTTTTTTCTAGCATCTAATCCTCGTCAGCGTGGATAATCATATTAAAGATCATCCTAAAGTATATCTGTTCAACCTGGACAATGGGTTGTGTTCTTAAATTCACAGAACCTACAAGACTCTCGATTCTTTAAGAATATTCCGCGACGTACGGTTTTTATCATACTACGAAGTATTGACAGCGCATTTTCTTCAGCTTTAGGACCAACCGAAACCGGGACGAGATCGCAAGTAGAGCCTGGCTTGGCACCCCTTTTTAATAGAACAAATCCACAGCGGACCTGCTTTATGTCCAGCTCATTCTTATCTTTCCAAAATGATTTATAAAGCGCTATTTGAGCCCACGTTAAAATGTCTCTTTTCTTGCTAGCGAACCAACCCTTATCACCAGCAGTCTTCCAATCAATAACGTAATAATATTCTTTGCCTCGAATTTCTACCTTTAGAATCGCATCAATGAAACCCTTAAAAAAGATGTCATAATTGGGGAAAAATTCATAAAGTTGCTCTTCTGCGGATACGACTTCATATTCACCAAATTGCTCTGTTAAAAATATGGGCAGCTCTTCTAATGAATTTGTAGCCCACTCGAGCCAGCTGTCTATATAATCATGCGCTTTTGGCTTCCATCCTTGAGATTTTCTGTGATCCGCTTGACCGCGGATCCATTCCTTAGAATCGAACCCATGTTTATCCCATTCACTCCGGATATTTTCCAGCACTGATGGGATGTCCATTTGACCTGTTTCAAGAAATTTTTCGATCCCATCATGCACAGCTGACCCATAGGAAAGATAGGGCGATGGCTCATCTACACCAACCTTATCGATATACAATAACCTGTGACGATGAGGACACTCTCTCCAACAGCGGACCTCAGAATAAGAAACGTGAGGCTTCCCGGTCGGAAAGGAAATTTGTTCTGGATCTGGAATATTCATCATGTATTACCCTTTAAACTTCATCTTACGGCCTGGCATCCATGCCTCAGGTTCAGGATCATGTCCCCGGACGCGGAGCTCTTGTAAAGATAGCTGAAAATCTTCAGCTTGCATTAAGGCTGCCAGACTCTTGAATTTGGTTTTGGGTTGCCACCCAAGCTTAACATTTGCCTTGGTCGGATCGCCCAGCAGTATAGGCACTTCCTGAGGTCGAAATAACCTGTTATCTATCTCGACGTTACCGTCTACTGGTAATCCGGCTGCTTCAAAAACAGTATCTAGCCACTCTTGTACAGAGTGAGTCTCCCCCGTAGCTATGACATAGTCATCTGGCGAATCTTGCTGAAGCATCAGCCACATTGCTTCTACATAATCACCAGCAAATCCCCAATCTCTTTTAGCGGAAAGATTTCCTAGAAACAATTTTTCCTGCAGGCCGAGCTTAATTCTGGCAGCCGCAAGTGTTATCTTTCGGGTCACGAAAGTCTTGCCCCTTCGTGGGGACTCATGGTTAAAAAGAATTCCACTAGAAATGTGCATATCATAAGACTCACGATAATTTCGGCACAGATTATGAGCAAAAACTTTTGCACAAGCGTAAGGGCTCGCAGGCATTAAAACAGTTTTCTCTGATTGAGGATACTCTGGATTGTCTCCAAACATTTCAGAAGATGAAGCCTGATAAACCTTTATGTCCTTATTGACAAACCTAATGGCTTCCAAAATTCTAAGAGTACCCATCGCGATTGTATCAACCGTCTCAAGGGGGACATCAAATGACACACGAACATGAGACTGCGCAGCTAGATTATAAAATTCTTCTGGTTCATATTCTTCTAAAAGCCGATATAGCGTAGTCGGATCATGTAAAGAATAATACTCTAGACAGAACATAGGGTTGTGATAAATGTGATCTAATCTGTCTGTTGATATTAAACTTGTTCGTCTTTTTAGACCAACAACCCTATACCCTTTCTCGAGTAATAGCTCTGCCAAATAGGATCCATCTTGACCTGTCACGCCCGTTACTAAAGCAGTCTTCATTCCATTCCTCTCACATTGGGATAATTCTCAACAAACCAATCGCAAGTTCTCTTCAGTCCGTCTTCAAAAGAAGTATAATAAGAACGATTCCATCCGGTTGATGCAAGTTTATCGTTATTACTCGGTTTTCTAAACTGGCCTGCTGGCTTCGATCTGTCCCATGACACATCACCATCATACTCAAGATTTTGACAGACTAATTCAACTACAGACGCAATGCTTCTTTCCTCGGTTATACCAATATTAACAGGATCAGCGTCATTGTACTCGTTTAACAAATGCAGCAAAATCTTTGAAAGATCTGGTGCAAATGTGAACTCTCTAAACGCTGAACCATCACTCCAGAAAGTTGGTGGAGTGCCAGTCTGTTTAGCTTCCAGAACCTTTCTCATTATAGCTGGAATTACATGCCCATTTTCTAGATCGAAATTATCATGAGGGCCGTACAGATTGTTTGGTACCGCACAGATGAAGTTACATCCATATTGCTGCCTTAGTGCCCTTGAGTGTACATCCAGCATCCTCTTTGCGTACGCATAACCGAAATTACTGGGGTGGGGAGGGCCGTTATGTATTTGATCTTCTGTCAGTGGATAATTTACTTTATCAGGATAAACGCAGGTAGACAAAAGAGACACAACCTTAGAAACACCAAACTTTTTTGATGCCTGTAAGACGTTTGTATTCATCCTAACATTGTCTGAAAAGAAATCAGCCACGAAATCGGTATTTCCTTTTACACCTCCCACTCTCGCAGCGAGGTGGACCACTGCATCAGGCGTATGGTTTGTCATCATGAGCCGGGTGTCACGCTGTGACCTCAAATCATATTGCTTAGAGCCTACAAGAATCAACTCATGCTCTGTATTTACATCCCTAAAACCTGAACCGACCATTCCTGTTCCGCCTGTAACAAGCACTTTCATATTTTCATAACCTCGTAATAATGACCAATTAAAAATTTATTCCCTTTGCTTAAGGAGGTCAATTTATGACTCGAATCATAACTCTCAGGTAGCATTACTCTAAAATCGAAACTTACCCTTGTCACACCGGTTTTATTCGGAAGGTTTCCATGAAGGCATTGATTTCCGTTGAACCTAACAACCTGTCCGGGATTTAGCTCCAGCTGTCGAAAATCCATCTTATTCGGCTCTGTCTCTGTTATCGTTGTATTACTTTCAAACATCTCTGTAAGAGCAAGAATAAAATTAATCTCCCCTGAAGGATGATTATAATCTCCGTCTCGGTGCCAACCACCAACAGCAACATTATTTGGTAAGTGAACCCTAAATGATGGCCACTTTTGGTATATTAACTCATCTTTTGCACCAACGATGGAGACTATCTCTTCTCTGATAAGGCTTTTATACGCTTCTAAAAATTCTGGCCAGCCGGCTCTCATCTTATCATAAAATACTCTATGGAATCTGGTGTCAGAATCTGAACCGGGTTTGCTAAAAAAATCATATTCTTTTTCTAGGTCTGTATGGAGATTTTCTAAATCTTCCCTCCCAAAAAGTTCTTGAAATAAAGACACAAATCCATATTTCTCTAAATCATAATCATAATACTTTTCCATGTATTTCCTCTACTAAATTTTTAATGTCTTCGATTCCATCACTGAGCGAAATCTCAGGCTCCCAATATTTTAATATTTCTTTTGAGGGGGGTATCGACATATCTTTCTGAACCTCGTCAAGTTTTTTTCCAGGAATAACTGGTACGTTACCAGCCAAAGATGAGATAAGATGAGCAATATCGATGATCTTCGTCCACTCAAAAGATGTGATATCAAGAAATCTAGAAGAAAATTCTTGGGGAGCTTGAGAAACCATATAAAGACAACGGCAGCAATCTGTCGCATGGAGAAACTGTCTTGTCTCTTCTCCGGTTGTCATCATTTCTATCTTCTTTTCAGTCAGGGCCTTTAAGACAAAGTCAGTAATAACATGAGCTTTTTCTAAATCTCTTTCAGGACCGTACACGTTCCAAAAACGCGTGATTGTACCACCAAGATCCAATGTCATTTGTTCGCCGATGTACTTAAGATTTCCATAAGATGAGTGTTTCATATCAGCCATTTGACTTGAGGCGAACAGAAATGGTTTCGAATGACGTTCTAAAGCAGAAAATGTATTACACATTAACTGCATATTGTTTTTCATGAACCAAGCCTTACTTTGGTTCTTCTCAAGATATCTAGCGCCACCAACATCATAGGCTAAAAAATACACAAAGTCTGCAGACTTGACTCGTTCATCCAGCAATGCGTTATCATGAATACGCAAATCTTCGTGCGAAGAATCTACAATATCAAATGTAATAACTTCTTCATCCTGACTGGAGAGAAATCTACATAACGCTTCTCCAATCTGTCCTGCTGACCCTAAAACTAAGTGCTTCATGTTAAAAGCTCCTTAACCCAGGTGATCGCATCAGTTGTAGGAGACCACTCCAACAAAGAGCATATCTTAGTAATATCTGCCTGAGTATTTTTTGCATCTCCAGAGCGTTCGGGAAGATAAACGAAATCATCAGATATTAGTTCTGCTAATTTCAACACGCTTACCATCGAACCATGTCCAACGTTCAATACATCTCCCTCAAAATTATCATTTGCGAAAGCAGCTTGAACATTAGCATCCACAACGTCTTCTACGTAAACAAAGTCGCGGCGTTGGTGACCATCACCTACGATCGTTAATGATTCGCCATTCCGGCGTTGCCGTAAAAATATAGCGATTACAGGGGCGTATTGTCCCTTCTCGGGCATCCTCTCGCCGAAGACATTAAAATACCTTAGGCAAACAGTGTCAAGGCCGAAAACACTAGAATAGTGGTTACAAAGGGCTTCGCCCTGAAGCTTACTTAACGCATACGGATTGAGACAATCTGGAATGCTTTCTTCGTGATGTGGAATAGCTTGATCACCGTATACTGAGGATGATGAGGAAAATATTACACGCCTAACGTTATGTAGACGAGAAAGCTCTAAAACATTTAACAGCCCAGAATAGTTTTCCAGTAACGTCGGCGGGGGATTTTTCATAGCAGGAACAATCTTAGTTTTTGCCGCTAGGTGAAAAACAAAATCAAAATCGTGGTCTAAGAATACCTGCGAAAGTGCGTCGAAATTAGTGACATCGATCTTGTAGTTTAGCGCTTCTTTTTTCCAGTGGAATGTGTCAGAAGCCTGACCTGTTTCATTGTCTATAACAGTTACACTGTGACCTTCATCAAGTAACTTTTCAACGATGTGACTTCCAATAAACCCAGCACCACCCGTAACTAATAATTTCATAATCTCTCCTCAGTCATTGTAACCAAAATATACAGCTCATAAACGAATAGCCATCGACCCATCATTGTCTACATTTACTTTAATAGCTCCCTTTGGAATTTTCATTTTTTTATCATTGGGCTTGAAGAATAAGAAAAATCCGCCATTACCCGCACCGCATAACTTATGACATAGCACATCAGGTTGGGCGCTTAAGTCCTCATCAATTGATTTTACTTTCTCATTCTCAAGAATTTTAGAAGATCCCGCCTTCTTTCTTTCCCAACCCTCCTTCATAATTTTTGAAAAATCAAGCAAATTTTCATCTCTTATTGCGGTCTCTAGATCATCAACTAAAAATAGAAGACTATCATCAGCAGGGACCTTTATCGTCTTTAAGACCTGGGTGGAAGAGCGGTTAACCCCTGTGGGTAAGAGGTATATGCCGACGTTATCAAAAATGCTTGTCTTAAGATTTCGAAATTTCGGAGGGGTAGTATCATAAAAATCAAACCGCTTTAAGCCGGGTAAGCCGCACCCAAACGTATCCTGCCACCCTAACAATGGATTAAATTTTCGTTCCAAAATCATGGCTTCATGGCAAATCTCATATCGTGAAGCGGGTTTATTCTGAAGCATTCGAATCGCGGACACCAATGAAATCATATAGGATGATGAAGATGCCAAACCTGAGCCGGAAGAATACACATCAGTCGTCAACATTGTTGTACAGGGTGTCACTCCGAAATTAGAAAAAGCTTCTCGGACGACGTCATTTTTGATTTTGTAAATATCGTCTACTTCTTCACGTCTAGAATAGCCTACAATATAACGATTCTGGAGCGCATTAAAGCCTCCGATATCTTTTGAGAGAGTAACGTACGTGTAGAGATTAACAGAAAAGTTGACTGCAGCACCTCGGCCGTGCACAGCAATATAAGATGAAAGATCGGAAGACCCTCCAACAAGCCCAATTCGTAATGGGCATTTTGCTATTATCATCTAACCTCACACTAAGTAATTGTATTATATAGCTCAACATACGAATCTACAACTGATGTTAAAGAATATTCTTCATCATAACGCTGTCTAGCGAGAATAGAAAGCTTCTCTCGTGTATCACGATCGCAAAGTAATGAAATCTTTGCAGAATAATCTTCAGGAGTCTTGCAAATAAAGCCCGAATTACCTATTTGGATCTCATGACCCATAGAGGGTGCAGGGTGTCCGATGATGGGTAACCCATGAAACATCGCTTCCATCAGAGCTGTTGAGCATTGCTCTCCATCTTTTCTAGCATGAGTATAAAAGTCTAGCGTGTTCAAAAACTTATGGATATATTCCACATCTCCGGTTGGGGGAAGAAACGTAACACGAGATGACGGAATATTCAGATGCACAGCATGTTGCCTGTATATGTCAGACCCACCAAGAACAAGCAGGTGCAACTTAGGGTCTCTTGTTAGCGCGTATGAAGCAATTAGCCAGGGCGAGAAAATACCATCATCAGGTCGCTGGTGCATCCCGGCGATTGTTGTGTCCTCATCGAAACCGAGCTCACTTCTTAAATTCTCTAAAACTATGGGCATCTCTATTGCATTTGGGATTACCATACAGTTTTCTTTTATACCCCCAATCTTAACCCAAATATCTCTTTGCTCAGGGGACACGAGCACTGTTTTTGCTACATTCGGTTTGTTTTCAACATGCCCGGGCAAATGAAGAGAGTCCACAATCGTTGTTTTATTTATTAGTGTGAAAGGATATTCTGGGTGGCCGGATCTCCCGGTTTGGATTATATCAAAATCTTCCTCATTGAAAATATCCCAAAAATTAGTGTCCACCCAATCGTGTGTACCAACGGTAACGTCCTTAAACCCCACAGAGAACTTTACTAATTTCACATTAGACTTTTCCATGTAAGCTTGGCGAAATGGGTCCGTATCGATATGTTTGAAATCACTTCCGATATAGGGTGCTGCATCGCAATAAAAATATGTCACATCAAATTGTGCTGCAGGTAAATTTGCTGCTAACGTTTGTAGGTGCTTCTCTGTTCCCCCGCAGGCTAAACCCCCGAACTTAATAAAGGCGATCTTCTTTTTTGTCATCTTGGCTCTTTTCCTGTTTCGCTTATGTATCTTTCTGCCAGCTGTGGTATGTGCCAGATGTCCAAGTCTCTAAAGTATTCTGCGCCATAATCATCAAAATACTTCATTAATCCCGGGAGCAAATCTTTTCTCATAAACCACTTCTCATCCCATGTAGGGTCGTAATTTGGCACCTCCGGAACTGGTACATTTGCATACCACTCAGGCGGCATCTCTGCGACACCAACGTTGTTCGTTAATAAAGTTATAGAATATTTTC